CTTATTGTGCTGGTTTGAACCAGTGTATTTGCGGTTACCTTGTTTGGCTTTTGCCTTTGACCAAATCTTGCCGCTAAAAATCAAATAATCAACGCGCTCATCTTCTTTTAACTTTTCAAAGATTTCAAAACAATCAATACCGTGTTTAGGGTCGTGGGTAAGGTCAACGGCTAGGCCAGTATTGTGATCTGACTTTGGGCTTTGAACCTGGTGGGCAGCCGATGGCAGTAAGCCGTCAGATGCCTTCTTACGCAATGGCTTCAGGGCGGTAGCTTGGCGTAGCACTGCTACTGCCGCTGGTGTTGCCTTCTTTACTAATTTCATTTTTTCCCCAATAGGTCTAAGACAATTTCCATTTGCGTTTCAAGGCGATTAACCGCATCTTTCAGACTGCTACCACCATTGGGCTTGAGTTCGTTCAAGTAATGCTTTACAAGCCAACGCACTGCCCCTGCAAATCCACTTACGATTGCAATGATGGAAACAATTAAGCCTGCCCAGTTTGCTGGTGTCATTTGCGCGGTTCTCCCGTTATGAGTTAAGTGATGTGATTTGTGCTTTAAGAACTGCGTTTTCTTGGGCAAGTACGCCAATGGTTTCACGCATATTCTTTAGAACTTCTTGAATGTCAACTTCTTGTTCCATTTATTCCCCCTCTAGTATTTCGATTCTTACAAGTGCTTCTTTCAATGCTCCAGTTAAATATGGAATTAAATCTGTTGTTGCAACTGATTGATAAATTGGCTGACCTTCTTCATCCATTGCATCTTTTTCGCCAATAACAAGTGATGGTAAAACTGCTGCTAATTCGTGTGCAACAAAACCAACTGCATCTTTGTCGGGTTCTACATTGTAACGATAGGTTCTCAAGCGAACATTTTTGATAATTTCTGCAGCTCCAACAAAATCAGTAATTCCACTTTTTAAGCGGTAATCTGAAGCCGATCTTAATGATGGTACGCCTGCTGCAGTTGTTTGCACACCGCCTGCATCGTTTCCGTTATAGATAAATCGCAACATTTCTGTAGTGCCACTTGCGTTAAACTTGTGTGCAAAAATTGGGATGGCATTATCGCGCCTTGCAATTACTGGGCCAGTTGCTCCCAAAAATGCGCCAGCAACTTGTGCAGTAGCAGTTCCTGATGTGCTTCCAGCCGAGATTGAACCAGTTGCAGAATTCACAATGCCTGAGGCATTTACGGTGCCATTAAGTGAAATATAATCTTCGTTAACTGCAATTGTGTTAAGTCCAGCACCAGGAATTCGAACAGACATTGAAATGTTTGCAGAGCCAATAAAGATTTGTGGAAAAGCACCACCGCTAGGTTCAGGTGTGGTTCCATAGTGCATAAGAAGCCCACCTACGCCAAGTGGCACCATATTGGCTAGAACATTGCCGCCACTCTTAAATTGAATGGCATTGGAAGGACCGTTTAGAATTACTGCATTTGAACCTGTACTTGTGAGAAAAGTAGAACCTTGAATTGTGCCACCAACAATAGTTGCAGAATTAGTGCTAACAAGGCCAGTCGTACTTATTGACCAACCATCTGAACCGATTCCAAAGAAACCTGTTTGTGCGTTGATTGTGCCTGTAATTGTGGCACCTGTTGCAGTCAAAAGGCCAGTTGAATCAATAACTGCCTTGCCAGCAATATTTAGGGAACCGCCAACAATGGTTGAACCTGTAATGCTGCCCTGAAAGACTGCATTACCAGTTGTGGCGCTAATAGCCAAAGTTGCAGTCTGAGCTACACCGCTTGCATCTGTCAGCGTGGCTGTTGTTCCATTGCTTACAGTAAATGTGGAACCAGCAACAACTGAAGTAATAAGAAATGTTCCATTATAGGCATCAGGTGCCAAGCCACTTATGGTTACGCTTGTTCCAACGCTGTAACCGTGACTACTTGCGGTGTATGTGACAGTTGAGCCATTGCCAACTGCATTTGTTATGTTAACTGATCTACCTGGACCGTAAGCAATACCAGTTGAATCAGTAAGAGTTGCAGTTGTTGTATTGGCAACAGTAAATGTCGAACCAGCGGCAATTGCAGTAATTAAGAATGTTCCGTTATACCCAGCAGGTGCCAAATCACTAACAGTTACGCTTGAGCCAACTGAAAAATTATGACCACTTGCTGTATATGTAACAGTTGTGCCATTACCCACTGCATTTGAAACAGCATAAGAAGTTCCTGGACCATAAGCGGCAAGCCCAAGAGAGTTAAGAACCACGCGAGAACCAGTTGTTGTTGGGTCTGCACCTGAATAAATAGTAATGCCATTGCCATTGATGCCTGTAATTTGATTGCTACCGTTAACAATCGTGTTAGCACTTTTCTGCAACGAATTGACAGATGCACTGTAAGCAATTCCAGCCTCGGTAAGAGCTGCAGCAGCAGCAGTTTGTGCAGCAGCAGCAGCAGAGGCGGCGGCAGCGGCGGCGGCGGCAGCCGCTGCTACCTCTGCATTGGTGGCGGCTAATTGCGTTGTGGTTGCAGCAACTACTGGCAAAACGCTAGAAACTGTGAAGTCAGCATTTTGAACAACCGTGATTGGCGTATTAGTAATTTGCGGACAAAGTGGCATCGCTCCCCCTAGATGGTAATACTGTAAGGGTTAATGTCGGATGTGTTAAAAGAAATGTTCCAGTTGCTTTGGGTGATGGTGTGTTTCATACCTTCAACCACAAGGTTCCACTGCAAAGCGCGGCCATCGTAGGTTGTGCGCTGAACGCTAACCTGATCGGCTAACTCTGTTGATAGGAAGTCAGGATAAAGCAATCCATTTTGAGCAACTACTAGGCCGTTAAAATCAATGCGCTCAATATAGGTATCAGGCAAGGCTAATTTGCGTGACTCATAAAGAGCTAAATTTGTCGCATTAGTATCTGTATTGACGGGTGCAAAGATTTCCTTTTTGACCACGCCATAGGCATCTTTGCTAGGAATGAAAGTTGAGGTAATTTGATTGTTGTAGCCACGCATAATAATGGCCTCGTTAACCACATACTTTGTGCCTGGGTTTGTAATTAAATCTGAATAAGCAACTGTGTTTGAGTCACCTGTATCGCTAAAAAGTAATTGAGTTGGGCGGCTGAACTTGTCAGATAACGGCACCAAAGTGGCAACATTTGATTTTGAGATGTAGAAACGGCCAGCAATAGAATCAACGCACTCTGTAATTGCTTCCATACATCCACGGTTTTGTGTAGTTGCAAGCATTGTTACGGCGCCAGTTAATGATCGCAACGCACCTGTTGGCCATCCTGCAATAGTTAACATCCGAGCAGCGCGAAGGGCAGCCGTTTCAGAGTTGGCGGCAATCGGCAAGGCTGGCGCGAAGCCATCGGCAATAAAGCCGATGCCATCGTAGAAAGTCATTGTTACATTGGGCAAGAATCCCTGATTAGTAAAGTTGTTTTCAAGAAAACCATAGAACAATGGATAAGCCGTTGAGTTCCAAGTAGCCACAATGCGCATTTGCAAACCATCACGCAAGATGCTTGTGCCCCCGACAACCCACGGGCTAGATGCACTTGTGTTATCAGGGTCGTAATAACCTGATTCATTGTTAAAAATAATGCTGGCAAATCCAGCCTCATCGCGTAGATCAGCACGCTCACGGCCACGGCGAAAATCAATTTGAACTACATCAGAAATTGTTACTGAAGTCCAAGTTCCACTTTTAAGGAACTGCACCGCAACACTTGGTGAGGTTACTCCGTCAAATGCTGGCATTAAAGCACCATTGACATTGGACGGCCACTACCACCAGCGCCGTTTCGGCGGTTTGCGGTTTGCAAGCCTACTTGAACTGCCTGAACAAGTGCATCAGATGAACCCACTACATTGCCAGCATTAACAATTACATTGAAGCCGCCAGTAGCATTTCGGGTGGAATAGACTTTGCCACCGCCGCCAACTGCAATTGAAGCTGAACCTGATAACGCCTTTTGACGGGCTGCAAGTTCCTTTTGTGCATTTTGAGTTGCAATATCAAATGCTGTTACTGTGTTCTTTTTTACTGCAGTTGTGTTTTTATTGAGTGCAGCCCATAACGCTTTTAATGGGTCAGTGCCAGTTATTTTTGCACTTGTTGAACCTTTAACGCCATTCATAACATCACTTGCCCCTGGTGACATTGGCATCAATGATGGATTACTTAAAATTCCAGCAGCAGTTTTTGCCTTTGCGCGTGCTTTTTCCCCTGGGCTGATCTTAGATAGGCCAAATGTCAAAGCACCGATTCCTGCAGCAATTGCCAGTGGAATTGCACCAGCGGCGGCGGCGCCAACCCCTGCTGCACCTGCTGCACCTGTTCCTAGTGCTGCCAATGACATACCACGAAGGGCAAGAGATACAGCGCCAATTGCACTAGCAAAGGCATACACCTTAGATGTTGCCCAAATGGTTCCTAAAACAGCAGCCAAAGTCTTAATTGTTGACAGGTTATTTGATACCCAATCACCAAATGACAGTGCAGCAGTAAATAGTTGCAACATAAATGTTGCTGCATTTTGAAGTCCTACAGCCAACTTATCTTTGTTGAGATTTACCCAATTTTCAAACTTGGGCAATAAATCAGTAGCAAGAACCTTTGCAAATTTTTCAATAACTGGCAAAAGTGCATAACCCAAAGTCTCAAGGACTTCACCTAAAGCAATTTGTAATCCTTTTAAGCGATATTCAAGGGTGCCAGCACGAGTTGCTGCAGCACCTGAACTTGCTTTTTGAACTTCTTCAAAGGCTTTTGCAACATCTTTTGACTTAATTGTTGCAAGGCTTAATTCTGGAACTAAATTTTTCAGAGCCTTGAACTGACCTGAAGTTGCCTTAATAACTGCACCAACTGATGTTGCTAAATCAGCACCTGATTTTGCACTAACATCAAGTGAAATCTGCATTAAAGATTGTGCTTGGGTGATTGACCCCGTTAGGCCAACAAGTCGAGCCATTGCAGGTCTTAAATCGTCATCCACAACATTAAATTGCTTTTGAAGCGAAGTTACATAATTCTCTACACCAGCAATTGCGCTTTCAGTTGCACCTGTTGTATTGCGCAAAGTATTTGCAAGAAGCGCTTGTGACTTTTGATCTGCAATTGCCGCTTGAACTGCATCTTTACCAATTTTAAGCGCAAAGGCTGCTGATGCTGCTGCTGCAATTCCAAATGCTTTTGCAGCTTTTTTTCCAAAGGCATCAAAATTCTTGCCCAACCTGTTAATGTCTTTTTGAGCAGCCTTTGAACCTTTATCAGAATACTGCGTGAGGATGCGGGCTACAATTGCGCCTGTTGCCATTTGCTATGCTCGCTCTCTGTTCAAATGTTTTTGCAAATCTGCCTTTGCTTGTTCTAAGGCACGATTTACATTTGCTTGAATTTTGTCTTTATCTTTATCAACTACGCGCCATACTACACGCGAAGCCTTGCCAAATCTGTTGCCAAGAGTACGCAAAAATTGCCCGCTAGATGATTGGGCAGTCATTTTTTTAGTACCCGATGCTACACGCCCAGCAACTTCAAAGATTGAACCCGCTGCAGATTTATTTAACAAAGCACCAGCGCTTGTTGTGTAATCGCCTCGAACTTTACCTTGTGCTTTAGTTTTGGTAATTTTTGACTTAATCTCTCCAGCGTTCCAACCTGGCCATCCTGAACCACCGCGAGTGCGACCCTTAGCAGCATCTGCCTTACGCCAACCACTCATAGGTGGTTGATCTTGGATAATGTTACGAGCATCTCTTTCAGCGCCAGCAAGTTCAGTATTGATAACTTTGTTAAAGCGTTTTACTGCATCCTTATCAAATTCTTTTAAGTCTGCAAGTGTTTCTTTAATTCCAGTTAAAACAATTACTTCATCAGCCATTGGCTTTAGCTCGTTCCTTTAAGTAAATTGTCATTGCTTCAAAGATACCTTCAGGGGCATCTAGTAAATCAATTGGGCTAATGCCAGTTTCGCAGGCCACCGCAGCAACCGTGTAGGTCAGGCTGTTGCGGTGGATTCGAAAGAACTATCAGCATCCAGTTCTGCTGACACAATGCTGTCTAAATACTCGGGGCCAAAAAGTTTAACTGGTGTTCCACCGTTATTTTGAGCATCAACTTGTTGGCATTTCCAAGCCAACCAATAGATATGCTCCACTTTTTGTTGCTCCCCCAACAACTTAGGCATACCAGCGCCAAAGTTTTGTTCAAATGCAACAATAATGCGTGGGGTTAATTTGTAACTAACCTCATTGCCATCAACTGTTTTTACCTTTACTGCTAATCCATCCATCTTTTCCCCCTTAGTAGATTACGGTGTAATTGATTTTGTAATTGGACCTGAGATAGGCCACGACGAACTTACGCTGGCAAGTTCACCAACAGAACCTGAAACAGGTTGCCATTCGGCAATCAAGGCATTAAATGTAAATTTTGGATTGCTTGCACTTACTGTTGTGTTAACTGGTCGAACTTCCATTGCCACAAGTAAACCAACAGTTCCGTTAGTTGTAGTTGTTCCATTGATTAGTTCTTCAAGTGCATTGTCTGCATAATCTTGATTAAACTCAAGTGTAATTGAATTATCAGCAAGGCCAGCAACGCGAGTGCGAGCAGCCCCTGTAGTTGAAATTCCAGTAGTATCAATAACATCATAAGATGTTGCTAATGACACTGAGGTGACATATTGTGAAATGTCGTTACTTGCAAAAACGACATAAGCGTTTGTAAGAACTAAGCGTGGCATTTATGCAATTGCCTTTGTAATTACGCCTGAGATTGGCCAAGTTGCAGAAATCGTGGCCAATTCGCCCACGGCACCTGAAAGGGCTTGCCACTCGGCAACAACCGCAGAAAATGAAAAACTAGGGTTGCTTGCACTTACTGCAGCAGATGTTGGCTTTACTACACAAGTTACATTTGTTCCAACAAGTGATGAACCAACTGCATTGATTGTTACTTCAGGTGCAGATGTCGCATAATCTTGATTAAATTCAAATGTAACTGAGTTATCAGCAAGGCCAGCAACACGGGTACGCGCCCCTGCTGAAGCCATACCTGTAGTGTCAACAACATCTTCGCTAGTTGAAAGTGACACGCTCGTAATAAACTCGCTGAGATTGATGCCGTTGATTACAACTGATGCATCTGTTAGGACTATACGGGCCATTTATTTTGTTTCCTCTACTGTTGCTGGTTTAGTTGTTACGATTTTCTTGAGATGTTCACTTGCAACTAAAGCATCAATGTTCAACTCTAGTTCAAGCAATTCTTTTTCGGTGATTGATTCACCCTTTTTCTTCGCCTCGAAATTGTCCGAGGTAACTGTGTAGCTCATTTTTCTCCTTATCCCCAAACGGTGAGACGGTAACGGTATGAAAGAAACTCAATATCGCCTGATGAGTAATTACCCGCTTCGGCAGATGTGACACGCAAAGTGTTGCAAGCCCCACCAAGAGTTAGATCAGATTCAATTGCTGCCTTGATTGAGAAATCCCCGCTACCTGCAAGGTACTTATCAAGTTCGTTTTGGCCTGAACGCTC